TCAGAGGTTGTTATAGTATCCCAAGTTATCTTATCTACTGCTGCTGTTAAACCTAAACTACCTTCTTGTATTAAGTCGGTAATATCCATAATACCAGACGCTTGTTGAGCAGTTGAAAACTTACGTGCTAAATTCTCCACTAGAGGTAGGAATGTAACTATTAGCTCATCTCTAGTATAATCCTCAAAGTTCTTTTTACCTATACGAACTATAGAATCTTTAACATCAGTCTTATACTTAATGTAATTCTGTATATTGTATTTCTTCATCGTTACTTATTTTCATTATATATTTCTATTTAATAATTCTTTTTCTCTTCTTAATTCATCACACATATTTCTATGTATAGTTCTACTAGAACAGTTTAGCGATTTTGCTATACCACTTATGGTAACTTTCTTACCTATATCGTTGAGATCTATCATACACTGATATACATCATCAGCGTGAATTCTCTTAGCGGTTCCAATTAACTTACCCACTATACTTAGCTTTTCAAATTTATCTAAACCGCTACCCATTTTGAATATAACTTTACGAAGTTTATTCGTAGGTGGTCTATCTAAATCACACATGTACACATCGTGGACAATTCTTTCTAATGCACTTTCAGATATACTGAAGGTTGTATAACCATTCTCTTTATCAGCAATGAATTGAGCCAGCTCATAAAACTCTTCAGGGTTCACCTGTGGGTTCAAATACCATATTACTAGTAAATGCCACTTTAAGCTCCTGTAAGTATTAATCTTCGCTTTACTTTTAAATAAATCGTAAGCTTGATACGTACCATTCTCAAAGAACATATACTGATGATTCTCAAAATCAGGTTTATCTGTGGGATCTCTTCGGTATGCAACTCTCTGTCGATGCAATTTATCTAAATTCCTCGGTATCATTGTGACATAAGCCTGTTATTCATTATATATAGGGGCTGTTGTCACAGTCTCTGGTTCTAATGTTGCAAGGATTATTCTCTTTGAGGTATCCTTAGGATATTTAATTTCATTAAATTCCTTAATTAGTTGTTTTAGGTCTTTCTCCATATATTTTTTCGGTTTTAGTATTTGCTATATGGCTTTTGTCGCCGATATAATAGTTCCAATATGCTTGTACACTGCATTCAGTTTTGTACTCATCAGGCATACACTGAGGCATATCAGTAAGTCCAGTTTCTAGCATACCACCAGGTAGTATATTAAGTTTGTCCTTACATTTAGTATATGTTAAGTGTTCTTTACCATAACGTTTGGTATATTCTTCAGATAGAGCAACAAAATGATGGTATAACCATGCATAATTCTGTGCAGATTTACCCACCCATTTGGTAGACGGATGGTTTTGGTGCGTAGATTTATAAGGAACATCAGCATCGTCACCCATATAAGCATGATGCGTAGTGCATAGCATTTGAGCTGACTCTAATATCATCTTAACTACGTGTTTATTATACTGTAGTTTTGCTGCTTTAGCAGGATCTTTGTCTAAGTAAAATATATTCATTTAATCCATTTCATTTTCGTCTCTACAATCGTCACATATATCGCAAAAGTTGTGATCCTCTTCGGTCATGGGCTTCTCACACCATTCACATCGTAGTGGAGCTGTCTCTAAATCACATTTTGTGATTATATTCTGGTATACTTTACTCGTGCTGATCATAGATTTCTTCTAGTTCACACATCAACATTTCATCGATTTCTTCTATAGTATACGTCACGAAATTAGGGTGAGTATACGCATTCGTCCAAGGGTTATTCATAATCTCTTATGCATTTAAAAAGTGGGTGTCGATAGCTATTTGCTTTCGTACGTTCAAAATATGTAAATGTAGCTGTTTTACCAACCCATTTCTGCATTTTCTTAAAGTTTTCCTGTAAGTACTCAAACTTATCCATTACTGGCATGCCAAATTCATTTCCTTCGTCATCAATTGCTGTAAATTTACCAATAGTACCTATACGTTTACCTTTTCCTTCAACCCAACCGGTTAAAGTAGCTTCAGAATCCTGAAAATCTTTAAATTTTCTCAAATTATGAGATCTTTTAGTCTGATAAGGCTCATTTAATCTCAAAATAGATCCTTCGTAACCATTTTTAAGGTTAATTTTATGATACTGTAATGCGTATTTCTCAGCGTGTATCTCGTGAGTCTCTACGTGCTTCACACAATGATTCTCAGGTACATTCATACTAATCCACTTATTACGAACATTAAAATTGAAATTTGCTTTCATATTAATAATATCATAACAATGAAATTGCACAGTACTGGATGATTCTAGACGATCCTCATCAGTCGGTTTAGTTTTTCTGACTAATGATATGATCTTCCCAAAATCGTTGTTTAGATCGTGATTATACAATTCACCATCTAGTATTACATCAGGGTTTAGTTGAAAGAAACCTTTTAAATTAAACCTGATATGGTCTATGTTTTTCCATTCTTTACCTGTACGTGAGTACGCAGTTACCTGGCTGTTGTCATACTGTATTACACATCTAACACCATCAAATTTAGGCTGCATATATATCAGCTCGTCATAAGGTATTGGTTTGCTACTTACTGGGTAAGCTAGCATTGGTTTATGTCTCATTTCCATTGTCTTCTTCTTCTTCAAAGTTAATTCCTAGTTTTTTATTAATATCATCTACTCTAATCTTCATTATAGCACATTTTTCATACTCTTCTCTTTCTTCGTAAACATTCTGCAGTGTCATGCAACGAGCTAGTTCACCCATTAGGTGATCCATATCATTATCAGCTTTCCAGCTATCATCAACCGCTACAGCTTTATCTATCAAAGCATTAGCTATTTCTATAGCCAATTTGTTAATTTGTTTGTCTGTCATATATATATTATCCGTTAGTAATCGTATTTAGTTTGTAAACTCATAGGTTCACCTACAAATATACATTCATCTTTTCGAACTAACTTTTTACAGCAGTTGGGTTGATCACATATAAATTCGGTTGCATCTACTTTAAATATACTGATCCATGTAGACTTGTTAAAATGCTGCCATACATAGTATATATAGTCAATAAATCCACGTTCTGTGTCTAAACTGTCTATTTCTAAACTAATCTCATTACCGTCAACTAAAGAATTAGCAATATCTAATCCTAAACCTTCCGGGTAACCATCACTGTGTCTATATAATTGTGCATGCCATTTCTCTGGATGCTCGCTAAACGATACTCCTTCTTCTCGTGTAACGAATCTAACTATTGCTCTAGTACTCATTATGTTCGTAGTATTTACTTTGTATTCCCTCGATTATTGACCTGCCGTTAGCAGTGTGAAAGCCATAACTATGGGTGTGTAAACCATCTATAGGTCTATTCTCCAGTAGTAATTGCATTAATTCGTAAGAATCATAATCAACCTCAGCTGATATATCGTT